GTTAGTTGGCCATGATCTTCACCCGTATCAAAAGCCATTGGCTCGTAGGATTATGGAATCGGTAATTATAAATGATGGTGAAGAAGTTACTGCCCTTGCCTCTCGTCAGTCAGGTAAATCTGAAACAGTTGCGGACACTGTAGCCACACTAATGATTCTTCTTCCTCGTCTTGCAAAGTTATACCCTGATTTATTAGGAAAATTTAAAGATGGAGTTTGGGTTGGGTTATTTGCACCTACAGAGTCTCAGGCTGAGACCTTGTTTGGACGTGCTGTTACTAGATTAACCTCAGAACGAGCAGTAGATATTATGGGCGATGTTGAAATTGATGACTCTGCAGTTCGTGTCGGTGGTGTAACTAGACAAATTAAATTAAAGAAATCTGGATCAACAATTACAATGATGACCGCTAACCCTCGTGCAAAGATCGAGTCTAAGTCATTCCATTTGATTGTTATTGACGAGTGTCAAGAAGCAGATGACTTTGTTGTCTCTAAATCAATCTCTCCTATGCTTGCATACTATGCGGGAACTATGGTTAAAACAGGCACTCCAACTACAAGTAAGAATAACTTTTATAGATCAATTCAATTAAACCGTAGACGTCAAACAACAAAAGGAAATAGACAAAATCATTTTCAATGGGACTGGAAAGATGTAGCCAAATTCAACGCAAACTATGAAAAGTTTATTCGTAAAGAAATGTTACGTATTGGAGAAGAATCAGACGAGTTCCAAATGTCGTATAACTGTAAGTGGCTCTTGGAGAGAGGTATGTTTATTACTTCTTCAATTATGGATGAGTTGGGTGATACGTCTCAAGAACTTGTTAAAGTGTGGCACAAGACTCCAGTTGTTGTTGGCATTGACCCTGCTCGTAAAACTGACAGTACAGTTGTTACTGTGGTTTGGGTTGATTGGGATCGTCCTGACGAGTTTGGTTATTTTGATCACCGAATACTTAACTGGTTAGAGATGCAAGGAGATGATTGGGAAGAGCAGTACTATCAAGTAGTAAACTTTTTAAGTAACTATGATGTTCTTGCTATCGGTGTTGACGCTAACGGTGTAGGAGATGCTGTAGCCCAAAGATTAAAGTTATTATTACCAAGAGCAGAAGTAATGTCTTTAACATCTAGCCCCTCTGAACAGTCTAAGAGATGGAAACATTTACAGGCTTTAATTCAACGCAAAATGATTGCTTGGCCTGCTCATGCAAAAACTAGGCGCCTAAGAACTTGGAAGAGGTTCTATCAACAGATGGTTGATGCAGAGGTTCAATATAAAGGCCCAAATTTCCTTGTAGCGGCCCCTGATGAATCCTACGCACATGATGACTTTGTAGATTCTTTATCAATTGCATGTTCTTTAACTCAGGACCTAGTAATGCCCGAAGTAGTAGCCTCTAGTAATCCTTTTTTCTAGTTAGACAACACAAAGTATCAAAAAGGGTGGAAACTATTACCAAGGAAAAGGCCTTTCCCAAATCAATCCTTAAGGAGTCATTATGACAATCTCACCAGCACCTCGCTTCCCAGAGCGTGCACCACAGGTTTATGAGCGCAAGGGTGCAGATAATGCAACTCGCCGTGGACCACTACGTTTTGAAGAGGGTGTCGCAACTGATACCGATATTCCAAACGATTTTCAATTAGGAATGCAACAAGGTTCAGCCGTCGCTGCAGGACGTCCAAACCGTAATGCACCAGTTCATACAAAACCTGCTGCAGAAACACTTGCTGAACGTGCTCACGTAGGTTCTGCATCATGGACAGAAGCACCAACATTTCTTGGTGAGTTTGCTCATGGAACAATGAACGACTACTCAGCAGCACAGATTGAGACAGTTGCTCGTTCAGGTGGACGGACTCAACGTCAGTCCCCAACAGTCGTAAACGACTAAGTTACTTATTAACACCTAACTCCGTTCATACTATAAGGTATGAGCGGAGATTGGTCATCTACGGAGGAGACGTAAATGCGTAAGCCTGCTAACCCAAAACTGTATGCGATGTTTGTTGCTCAAGCACGAGCAAAATATTCTAACTATCCAAATCCTGGAGCATCGGCGTGGGTAAGTAAAAAGTATCAACAAGCAGGTGGGCAGTATGTTGAAACAACTGAAGCAAGTCGTCGGGCAAATATGGCTAAGAAAAAACAAGAGAACGCAAAAAATAAAGAACGGGAAAGTAAAAAAGACACAAAAAATTCTAAAAAAGAAAAAGATAAAGGCAATAAGTAATGTCATTTTTGGACTTTAGTCCGCCGTCATATAGAGCGGCATCATCTGATTTAACTATTTCTATTTCTCCACTTGGATTAGTAGAACTTGCTGACGAAGAATTTGAAGTTCACGGTCCTCGCCTAAACCGTTATTCATTAAATTGGGCAATGTATTTAGGTCACCATTGGGGGTACCGTCGTGAGCAAGGCGAAATGCAAATCGCTGTTAACTACTATCGGGCGTTTAATGATTATCTTTCCCGTTTTACTTTTGGTCGTGGGGTTCATTATAGGTCTCCGAAAGCGACTGAAGCGATTGTACCTGACAGGTTGGAACGGGTTTGGACGGTAGATAATGACAAGATGCGTGTCCTACTTGAAATGGGACAACAAGGCGGAATTACAGGAGATTGTTTTGTTAAAGTAGCATACGAAGAACCTTGGACAGACTCTGCAGGATTATTACATCCTGGTCGTGTTCGTATTCTTCCTATGAACTCCTCTTTCTGTTTTCCAGAATTTCATCCACATGATAGAAATAGACTTTTAAGATTTAAACAAAAATATCGTTTCTGGGGTACATCTCTAGAAGGTACTCGTCAAGTATTTACTTATACTGAAATTCTTACTGATGACATTATTGAAGAGTACGTAAATGATGAACTAATTGATTCACGTCCAAATCCTTTGGGCGTAATTCCTGTAGTTCATATTCCTAATGTTCCTGTTTCAGGATCACCGTGGGGTCTCTCGGACGCACACGACATCATCACTATAAACCGTGCATACAACGAAATTAGCACTGATGTTGCAGACATCATTAACTACCACGCATCACCAGTAACGGTAATCGTGGGTGCTAAAGCCTCTAACTTAGAAAAAGGCGCTAAGAAGGTTTGGGGCGGTCTTCCAAAAGATGCTCAAGTCTTCAACTTAGAAGGTGGTGCACAAGGTATAGACGGAGCCTTAAAGTACCTAGAACTATTAAAGCGCTCAATGCATGAACTCATGAACATTCCAGAAACCGCACTGGGACAAGTTCAACCAATTTCAAATACTTCTGGCGTTGCTCTTTCTATTCAATACCAACCATTGATGAATCGTTACTCACAAAAAGTTGCACAATATGGTAAGGGTTTAGAAAAGATAAACGAATTAGTAATGAAGACTCTTGCAGTTAAAGAACCACAGACATTTATTTATAATCCAGATGAAGATGGACCAATCAAAGAAGGTCAGTATCCACAACTAGACCCTAACGATCCCGTTACTTACATTAACTATGCACAGTTTCCACAACCTCTACCTCTTGATAAATTAATTGTTCTTAATGAACTTCAAACTAAATTGGGTATGGGACTTGAGTCTAAAGAAGGTGCATTACGTCAACTTGGTGAAGAATTCCCTGAAGAGAAGTTGCAAGAAATTCGTAAAGAACTCATGGCCGATGCTGAGGCTGATGGTGCTCTACAACTTATAAAAATTCAAATTCAAAAACAGATTATGGACATGACTGGCATGATGCCAGGACCCGATGGTAATAGTGCTATTCCAATGCAGCCTACCGTTATAGGTGATGGAGACATGATGGGTGACGGAATGCAGGGCCCTCAAGACGCTGATAATCCTTTAAATCCAGCCAGTCAAGAAACAAAGGGCATGGAAGTTGAAGCAGAGGCTGAGATAAGAAACAAACTTGTCACTGACGCTTATGGAACAAAAATTCCACAAAGAAGAACAGTAGACAGGGATTAATTAAAATTCTGATGTAAAATCAGATTTTACCGAGACATATGCATTCTAATAGAATGCAATTATCTCGTTAAAAACCAGTGATACGCCGAAAGGCATTCGGACAACGACCCAAGAAAGATAAGTGATAACTATGGAAAATACAGTAGAAACCGCTGATCTATTGTCACCAGAAATTCTGGCAGCAATACCAGCACAAGAAAATCCAAGTGAGGTAGGTTCTGTGTATAGCGCAGAAGACATTGCTAAGGCTCGTGAACAAGAGAAAGCAAAGTTATACCCTCAAATGGAAAAGATGAAAGAAGAACTTTCATCTTTAAAGAAGGCTCGTGAAGAACAAGCCGCTAAAGAAGCAGAACGTGAACAACGTAATGCTGAAGAGTTAGTTCGCAAAGAAGCACAGAAGAAAGAAGAAGAGGAATCTGAACTTTCTTTTAAAGACCTCCTAAAAAAGAAGGAGCAAGAATTTCAGGCTCAACTAGAGGCTGAACGTCTTGAAAGAGAACGTGCCTTTGCTCTATTAGAACAGGAACGTAAGTTCCAAGAAGTTATGAATTATCGTCAACAAAGAGTTGAACAAGAGCGGGACAATATTGTTCCTGAATTGATTGACTTGATTGACGGCAACAGTGCGGATGAAGTAGAGCAGAGCATCGCAATGTTGAAAGAAAAATCTGCTCGAATTTTGTCATCTGCTCAACAAGCAATGCAAAGCGCAAGACAACAAATGGCAGGAACTAGAATTACTAATCCTGCCGCAGGACCCCTCGATAATGATTCGGAACAAAAATCGTACTCACCTGATTCGATCAGGGAAATGTCATTGGCGGATTATGCGAAAC